ATTAATACCTCAAATCACTAGACATTGTTACTGGAATCCTTAATGTATCTGTACCAGTAGGTTTTCTTTTGCGGTCAGTTTTAGTTTTAGTACCTTGCCCTCTGTCTGAACCAACCCTTACAGTTTGTGCAGTTCTTTCTGGTGCAGGTGCTGTTGGCCTTGGAGGTGGTAAAGCTGGTGGTCTTGGTCTTCTTGGTGGACACATAGTTAGTTTTCCAAAACTGAATTAGTGAGCATGGTTTCTTTCTGTCTTGATTGTTGCTCAATTAAATAATCAACAACATATCGTTGCCCTGCCCTATACCATATCTCTCTATCAGATAAAGACAAGTCAGGATGACGATTAGGAAAGATTTGATCTAAAGCAAAAATCAATTCATCTGTGATAACTGGTAGTTTTTCAGATGCCATGCTTTAAAACATTTATAAATAGTATAGTTCAAGTTTAGTAATAAAGTACAGCAAGTTTATATTTGTGTGATAAGGTTGATATGCTTATCCAGGCAACTAAGAAATACCAACAGCCCATGCTACTGCGTTGTTGGTGTTTTTTTATGGAGTCCAGAGAGATACTTCTCCTGTATCAAAATCAAAGTCTCCATCTCTCAATATTCTTGCAAGCTGCGCATTAAGAACAGCATCAGCAAAGTTATATTTCTTTTTTTCATAAGCAGCTACTACCTTTTCCCACATTTGTTCAAGTGTTTTAGCTTCACCTAATATCTTTTCTGCTGTTACTGGTCCTACCTTATCTATACCAAAGTAGTTATCTGTACTATCTCCTGTAAGAGCCTGTATCATCCAATGCCTATCAGCTTTACGTTTGGTTATAAGTTCCATGTCATCACCTGCGAGAAGGGTACAAGGCACAGATCTCATGTCCTTATCGACTGAAACTATTATCGGGTTGTCATATTTTTTTGATGTTGCAAGAATAGACATCACATCATCACCTTCTAAACCTGCATAACTTTCAGATGTATATCTTTCTTTCACCCCTTCAATAATTTTGCGAAGTCCTAAAGGTTTTCTTTTGTGTTTTCTATTAGCTTTGTATTCTGGATATATCGTATGTCTAAATGTTGGATACTCTGTAAAGCACATGACAACATTCTTATCGCCTTCAGCAATCGTTTGATAGTGTGCAACTCTACCATCAACCATTTCATGTACATCTCTTTCATCTGCATGAAGTGTGTGTAGGTTACTATCCCACTGTATGTCCTGTTCACAAGCACAGCATGAAGAATAAATAAGCCAATCAGCGTCAATTAGTAAAGTCATTAGTTTCCAAAATAAGTTTCCATAGGTACTACAAGTCTTCCTGTCTTTTCGTCATACAATAATTTATCTACTGGTCCTGTCATTCCTGTGTGTCTATTTTTCAATACTCTTAACTGTAGTTCTGCTCTTTCTGCATAGCTTTCCGATTGTTGATTTCTTTCACAGGCCACTACCAAGTCACTTAGTTGGGCTATTGAATGGCTCGACCTCAGATGATTCAAAGAAACCTTGTTACCCTCCTCATGTCCTTTACCTTCTGGCCTACGCAAGTGAGAAACAATAATCAAACCTATGCCAGTAGATTCAACTACCTGTCTAAGCTTTGTACAGACCACATCCAAAGCTCTTCTCTCATCAAGATCACTGATGCCAGAAACAACTATTGTTAGATGATCCAAGATAACAACATCTACACCTTCTGCTGTTGCAAGATACTGTATCTGTTCGACTAATCTATCTGGATCAATAGATCCAAAGTGATCATATAGAAATAGTTTTCCTGTACCAAACAGCCTATCAAAAGATTGTCTTAGCCCTTCTGTTTCTTCTACATTATCCTCAAGATGCAGGGGTTTATTCATCTCTACACCGAGTATCCCCTGCATTGTTCTTTGTACCGATTCTTCTAGTGCTATATAACCTACGGTCAGACTATTCTTCATAAAGTGATGTGCAAGTTCACGACATATAGTTGACTTACCTGTACCACTACCTGCTGCTATACAAAGCATCTGCTGTTTACGAAACCCTTTGCAGAACTTATCTAGTTCTGGAAAAGGAAAAGAACAGATACTGTTGCTGCCTTTCTTTGTTAGTTCTGTCCAGAGGTTAGAGGCGTTAAGGATTCCATCTGGTCTAACAGGTGTTGCTTTCCATAGGAGATCTCTAAGTTCTTCCCCTTCACCTGCGATGAGCATTTCATTAGCGTCTTTTCTAGGTAATCTACATATTGCTGCCTTACCAGGAGGTAAGATTTTAATTGCTTTTTCGGCAGCAACCATGCCAGGCTCGTCACTGTCAAAACAAATTACTATCCGTACAAATTGAGATAACCATTTTAAATTCGCAGCTATATATTTATTAGCCGACTGTGATCCCGAAGGCAAACTTACTACAGGGTACTTGTTATTTTGTGCTTGTGAGACTGACATACAATCAATCTCCCCTTCTGTAATAGTGACAAACATATTGCCTGTATTAACTTGTCTCCATAATCTTTGACCCCATAGCTGTAGATCACCAACATCACCAAGCCAAATAAATTTTTTGTTCTGAAATCTTATATGCTGTGCAACCTGTCTACCTAATTTATCTTCATAGGTAGCAACTTGTACTGGCTGACCATTGTGTTCAGATGTTCCGTAGTTAAAGAGTTCACAAGTTTCTTTTGTGATCGCACGTTTAGGTAATGCTTTTGGTGTAACAAATTTTAGTAATGGTTTCTTCACTGGTTTTACAAAAGATTTTCTGGGTTTATCTTTCTGTGGTTGCTGCGTGTAGCCACAACCGAAACAATAACCATGTCCATCGTCATAGATGGCTAGGTTATCTTTGCTGCCACACTCAGGGCAGCCTTCTTTTCTGACGTATTTACTTTTGGTTTCCATACCATTCTTCTGGGATAGAGCCGTGACTCCAGAGAAACCCATGCTTGGTAGCCCAAGCACCATAGGTTAAACTTCTTTTGCCACGACTCAATTTTGCTTTGCTGTTTTGAAAACAGAACCTAATATCTAGGTCGGGTCGTTGCGTCTTGATCGCAATATGTTTTCTGCGGTCTTCCTTTGAGAAGAATCCCTTAGTTTCAATACAGATGCCGTTGTCAAGGATGAAATCAGGCTTATAAATGCAACTGATTTGGTAGCTAACATCAAGTGTTTCATAAGTAAAAGGAACTTTTTCTGCTTGTAATGTAGCTGCTATTGCAGCTTCAAACTTACTTCTAAAATTCGTCTGCTCCGACTGTTTCAAACCCTGCTTTCGCTTTGGGCTTTTCCTCTTCGATGGTTGCTTCTTCTGTTTCAAAGCCATAGCCTTGGGCGGTTTTGATGTATTCGACATGGTTGTGGATAATTACTGCTTCTGGTTGGATCTTTATACCAACACCAAAAGCTGCTGTTTCCCAACCACTGCAACGCATATTGACCTGACCAGTTGTACCAGGACCACACTTGTTTACCTTCTCCTTCTGCTCTTCTGTCATAGGAGAACCATCAGCATTGAATAAAACAGGTGGTCTTTGCTTCCACTGTGAACCATCTGCTCTGACTCCACCTCCTTTCATCTTGGTTTTTACTTTGAAGTATGGCTTACCATCAACTTCAGTAAACTCCCAAGGTAAAGAAGCAAGCTTAAATTTTTTATTTGGATTGGCTGTTTTTAGTTGTGCCTTCCATCTTTCGAGTAAACCACTAAGTTGTTCTTCAACTTCAGTAGCATCATCTGGATTAATAAGACATTCAACTTGCCAAATACCTGACGCATCAAATTTTGTATCAGGTTCAACCAGCCATGCAAATTGAAATAGGCATACTGGTGTTGTGATGTTTAAAACTTCTGGTTTAATCATTTGGAAATTTCAGTTAGAGTTTCTTTTTAATTGCATCCATGTTGGATGTATCACTGATAGTACCGTAAAGAAATCACTTGTCACGTTTTTCTTTAATTAAACACATATGGTGCTAATAAAACTTCACACACATCAAAATCCCCTATGTCTGGTGGTATGGGTAGCTTGGTTGGATCATCTAATTGTTTAACTGCTTGATGATATAAATCATCTAATAAATTTTTTTTATACATATCAACAAAGCTTTCTTTTACATAGCCTATAAACTCTTCTATGTGTGCAGCAGTCGAACCAAAACAATCGTGAATAGTACAAAACTGATTTAGACCACTAGCTTTACTTTTTGTCAACGCTAAATGTACATTAGCAGCATCTAAACTATGAACAAAGTTTGCAGCAAAACTCTGTGTAGATTTTCTTTTGTCAACTTCTTTTGTGTCAGTAAGAAGTGACAACTGTACAGTGCTAGTGTGCAGTTTCGTGCGTATTCTTTTCATATTAAAATTGTAATATTGCTGCTTAACATAAAAATTAGATGGTGTAATCCATGATATATTTTTTTCTTCTTGACCAAAACATCTTGCAATGTCTGATAAATATTTCATAACTGTTATACATTTAGGGCAAATATTATTTACACTTTTCTCTATAATTTTTGCAAGATAAAGGTTATGTAAGAAGCAGTCTTTATCCCAAGACAACTCTTCATCACTACTTACAAAGTAATCTCGAACAGCAGTTGCAATCCCAAAAGTTTTTCCACTGTACGGTATCATCATCACAGGTTTTTTTATCATCTTTCTCGTGATTAATTTGTGATGTTTATACCAATCTTCAGCAAGGCATTGTTCATAACTTAGATCACGAAGCTCTTTTATAACTTGATCTTTTACATCTTCATATAAGTCCTCTACCTGGTCATAATTTTTAAGGTTTACTTTTGCTGCAAGATCATCATCAAGAGACATGGCTGCAAAATGTTGAAAGCCATTGTTTGTACCATCAAGTAATACAGGATGCTTGCTTACATACCCATAGCCCTGTTCCAATAGCTCGTTGAAGTCTAAACACCAAGAAAGAAACTGCCAAGGCTCGTCTGCCTTACTCCATATGCTGATATAAGATTCTGGATTGCTTGCTATCTGCCTAGCTAAAGCTTCACCCTCTGTCTTAGACCATTCGATACGTTCTTCATAACTGCATTTACTCAAACCCCATGAGTTAGCACCTGCTATACCCAACCAATTCTTTGCTTTCTCATCTGTTATTGCTGCACCTTCAGCAAATCTATGCAAGGATCTAGCTAAGTCATTACCCTGTGGGTTAAAAATACCTGATACATAGTAGATTCTGCCTGTAAAATCTGCCTGTGTAACGTGATAAAAAGGTTCTTCTGCAAACTTAGTAGCAGTATCAAGCAACATAATACATTGATACCTTTTCATTCGATCATGTGCATTTTGATCATGTCTTAATACTTCTTCTCTTCTCCACCAAGATCTTGAGTCTTCATTAGTATCAATATCATATGGCTTTGGAGTTTGTGGCAGTGGTTCAGCATCTATTAGACAACCTACTTCTATACCTCTATCCCAACAGCTTTGAGCAATTTCAAGAACAGTTGTATTTATCTCCCACTTTGTTTGTTGAAGACAATTCAGTGCTGTATAAAGTGCTGTTGGTTCTCTTTTTGTTACTTCTTCATGGTAAGTAAGGTCTTTTGATTTGATTGCTTTAATATGTCTAAGTCTTTTTGTATGGAAACCACCTTCAGTAGTGCTAGTCCAATCAATCGGTTGCTCTACGCATGGTTCATACAGTGGATAACAAGCTAATCTATTTTTGCGTTGTCGTTTTATCCAATCCATAGTGCCTTGCGTAAATTCAATATATGTTTTCGATTGTTTACCTAATCTGGTAGTAGAAAGTTTTACCATCCCAATAGCACTAATCATTATATCTATAAGCTTCATACCCACCTTTAGTTTGTCCTCTTTTGACCACGATTTAAAAACAAAACCTCTGTTTCTCATGTGACCCATCATCATATTGCGTCTATACCTTTGATGATTCGTATCTGATATATGCTGTTTTACATTTGTAAAATGTTTTTTATCTTGTTGTTCAAACAAATTAAACCTCTGTTCATCTTCAAGCATATGCCCTACTTGTAGTGCTGCTTGTGTGGCTGTTTTCTTTTGGGAAGCACTATCAATAACACCTTTGAAAGTAATAAAAGCAATAACATCTACATCTTTAAATTCATGTAACTTAACTGCTGCTGTAGCTTTTACGCCTGGTGTACCTCTCCAAGCTCTATCAAGGAACTGTTGTATCGCATCAACGAAAGGTAAAAGACCTGCTTTAATCATGGTCTTTGCATAATCTGTTTCTGATTCTGTACCTTTAGATAAGTTGTTGTTGATGTTGCGTTGCCGTCTGTCAAAGCCACGACTCCACATCCGATCTTCTAAATCAGTTTGCTTACTCATTTATTATCCTTATCATTTCTTCTAGTTCTTCTAATTTTCGTACTGCATATTCAATCATCTTTCTCATACCATTTTTAAGTTGTATGTTGTTTTCTTTTTCAGCTTTATCTGTCCAATATTTTATAAGTATTTCTTTGTTAGTAATCTCAGTGGTAAGAGAATCAAGAATAAAGTCTTTCTGACTATCAGTAAACTTCATTATTTAACCTCCTTATTATTTGAGTATTGAGAGATTAAAATCTGTAGGTCACTTAGTAATTCATCACAGTGACCACGCATAATATCAAGAGATTCTTTACCTTCATCAATCAACTTAGCAAGTTCCTCTAAGCTGTACTCTCTTGTACTGAAGTTCTTACCACATTCCTTACAGGTTCTAGACCTCCAAAGATATGCAGCTTC